CCTGGAGTTGTTTTTACAGGAAATTGGGAAACAGGTAGAGCTTATCAATTTAGTGCAGGAGCAGGGACAGGTCGTAGAGATGTTGTTCTTTATCCAGCTAGCTCAGCAGGAACATATTATGCAGCAACAGTACAACATACATCAACTCCAACCGGAGTAACGGGCCCACCAACTGTTGGTACTTATTGGGAATCATTGGGAGCACAAGATTTCTTTGTAGCAGCTAAAATTGGTTTATTTGAAGATTCATATGTTCAGAGTACATTAAACATTGGTAATAACAATAATGGTGGAGTAAGTACTGCAAATATAACACTTGCGGGTGGTACTGCGTATCCATATTTTTCATTAGGACAGGCTACGGCAGGAGTATATAATGCTATCGGTGTTTTTATAGGTGCAATTAGTGGTAGTACTAGTACAGAATATAAAATGTCGTTAAAGAGTGCTTCCAATTCACTTTTATGGGATGGTACATCTTTAACTATAAATGGTGCTGGTACATTTAGTGGAGCACTTAGTGGTGGTACAATTTCAATCGGTAGTGGAAATAGTATTTTTAGAGCCACAACCGATGGTATTTGGTTAGGGAACGCGGTATTCGCCGATGCACCATTTAGTGTGAGTGCGGCTGGAGCTTTAAAAGCAACTTCTGCCACTATTACCGGAACAGTTAACGCTACCGGTGGTACTTTTACTGGAAATATTTTAGTAAATGGCTCTATTACAGGTGCTACTATTATAGGTGGTTCTATTACGGGAGGTATAATTACGGGAGGTAGTATAGTGGGTTCAACTTTGGTTGGGGGTTCTATACATGTACCAAATTCAACAGCCCCACTATTTGAAGTAAACTCAAGTGGTATAATGACCGCAACTGATGCTAATATTAGTGGTCAAATAACAGCAACATCGGGATTATTAGGTAATTGGATAGTTGACTCACCATCGGCTGGTGGTTCTTTAAAAGATAATACTGGTAGAATTGTTTTAAATCCAACTGATAAGAGAATATCAATGTTTAACACATTGGGTCAGTTGAAAGCTCAAATTAACGCAGATGATACTTTATCTCAAATTGGAGCAGGTAACATTTATGTATATGGTATTGGAGGAGATACCAGTGCTCCTTCGGGCCCTACTTCGGATGCAGGAAGTTTAACGGGCGTTAATGGGACTCCCGCTTATAGTGATGCGGCAACGTTTGATATACCAACCTACGGAGAATATCAATTATCGGATTTATTTAGTACATATGGACCACCACCAACGATAAATTTAGCAAGTAAGGTATCATCGCTTGGTACAGTAAGTGTAACTACGGGTAATCCATATGGTAATATTATTCCAGATTACCCAGGCGATTATTATTCATCTGGTGCATATGGTAAGTCCATTACTCAAAATCTATATTTTGTTGTAGAAAATAATTCAACCGGAGCTGAAATTGCTGCAATTTCAATTGCAACTGGAAATGCAAGAGGTGCATACTCAATTAGTAATCAATATTACGCAAACAGTACCTCCGCTTATGCTTGGCAATATACTTCGGGTTATTCCTCAGCCGGTAACTCTTGGTCATATAAAACAACGCCACCAATTACTACGGTTGTAAATTTTCCAACAGCAGGAACATATCGAGTTAGATATAAATCGGTAATGACTGCACAAAGCGGATATCAATATTATTTAGATGGTACTTCTAGCAATGGAGCTTACACTTATTTTACTGTTTCCGGTATTGGTGGAGTTGCATTAAGTTCGCTTGATTCAAATGTTAACTTTAATAAGCCAGCAAACTTTATTGAAATGTCCGGTGGTGGATTTCAAGCGGTTACAAACTCCGACCAATTTGTTAAAATAAATAGATTTGATTCAGACCCAGCAAACCAAAATTATGGTGTAACATTATTACAAGTAGAAGGTGGAATGACGGTACTTAATCAAGATGACCAAACTAAACTTGTGTTATCAGCCACCGGAAGAACTTCATTAAATGGTAGGATTGAATTGGGTAGCAGCTTTTATGGTTCGAATTACTATGACCCAATTGGACCAAATCCCGCATTAGCCAATATGGCCGGAATGGTTCAAAATACTTGGACCATCGCCAGCCCAGGCACATCAGCTAATCCTGAAAACTTATCTTATTCGATATCTCAAGGCTATATGCAAATTTGGTTAAATTATAGTAGTGCTTCAAGTAGATATTACGCATTACCAAACCAACTTAGTACAAATGCATATGAGCCACTGGGTACTAGTGTAACAAATCTACAAGCAGGTACTACTCTATTCCTATTCAATAAAGAGGATGGGGCTTCTGTTTTTGTTAGAGGACTTTTACCAGGCAGTGCGGGGGATGGATGGCAAGAAATAGCAGGCGGAGGTGCGATAATTGTAGTATATACCGCTGGTAATTATGTAAACAGCCCAACTAAATATTATAAATGGATTGTTTATTCCTCATTTGATAATACTTGGTAAAAAATAAAAAATTATGAATAATATTTACAAATTTAATTATGTTTATGTATCCGGCTCAGCATTGGAATGGCCGATACACGAGAAAGAAATTGAAAAAAGAATAGAAACTGGTAGTACTGAATTCACTCCGGAATTGTTAGAATCTTATGGTTATTATGAGTTAAATAAACTCATGCCAACATCTCATTCCGAAGAGGAAACATATGATATGGATATTACTCCATATGAGAGTGGCTCTTGTTATTATTTGGGATATACTATTAGAAAAAAAACAGAAGAAGAATTGGATATTCATTATAAACATCAATGGATTACACTTAGAACAAAACGATTAAAACTATTACAAGAAACTGATTATATGGGTAATTCCGATTATCCAATTACAAATGAGTGGAGAGAATATAGACAGGCTTTAAGAGATATAACCGAACAAGGTAATCCATTTGATATTATTTGGCCAACTAAACCGGAATAAAATGACAGAATTAAAAATGGTAATAGAGGATTCCAATCTAATTTCTATTGAACAAACTTTAAAAAACGAAAAAGATTTTTCTGATATCCAATTTCAAAATGAATTAGATTTGTATATAAATGAATATATAACAAATTTTAATAAGGAAAATTTTAAAGATGGAATTCACTTAAATTCTATTAAAATTTACTATGATGATGTACTAGTTAGAAATGTACAAAAAAATAATGTATGATAGTATTCATAACAACAGGTTACGGAAAAAATATAGTAGGAGGTTCGGATATATGGTGTAACAACTTTATGGAGAACGTTTTACCATTAGTTACAGAAGATTACAAAATTGTAGTTGATGGTAGACCTTTATTACCAGAAGAAGGAGCAATTTATACTTACCAAAACGATGAAGAAATAGATAGGATATTAAATGAATGTGATAAGATAGTTTTCTTACATCATTCTTACAAATCAAATCCTATAATCAAAAAATATCTACACAAAACCCATATAACGTTTGTTCATGCTTTCATTCCCGATATGTTGGGATTAAATGATGAGTATGAGAATCTAATGACTAAGGTTGATTGGGAATGGCAAAAGGAAATATTAGATAATTCTGATAATATTGTGTGGATTGGATATGCAGATGATACTATACACAAAAGTTATCCACACGTTATTAACATCGTAAATTACTATGAGTGGAAACAAAGCAATCCATTTTTAGGAATTATAACCAATAAAGTAGGATATGCAGCGAGATGTGAAACGAGAAAGAATGCACATTACTTAGATTATATTCCATCAATTATATTTTCAAACAAATATGATTATAAGCGAATGTTAGAAGGTTCTAAAATTAATTCAGATTATCATAGATTTATGGAATTTGATTATAGATTTCATAAAAAGTTTTTTGAAAGTAATTTTCAGATATTTCACGGATGTTATGAAAAAGAACCATTTGGATACGCAATCTTTGATGCAATTGATAATGGCAAAGTTCCAATCATACATACGGATTGGATGATGCATATTGATTATAAATACAGAGCAAATAGTAAAGGAGAATTTCATCAAAGATATTTAGAATTGCAAGAAGATAGTTTTGAAAAAATAAATTTAGAATTTTCTAAATTAAGAGATGGATTAACTGAATACACTAACAAACAAAAATGGGTTACTGAAATATGGAATCTCTTATAAATTTAAATAGGGTAAATGAGTTTATTACAAATAATACGCATTTAGATGAGAATGGTAATAAAATCCACACGCCTGTAAATTATCGTTGGACACATGGTGCAACCGATTTACATATGGGGGATGGGTTATTAATATACTCATTTATACAATTCATTAGAGCAAAGGTATGTGTGTGTATTGGAAGTGGTGGTGGATTCATCCCACGCCTAATGACTCAAGCGAGATACGATTTACATCAACAAAAAATATTTGAAGGAAACCCACAAAACGAATGGGGAGATATTGGAACTACAATAATAGTCGATGCGGCAAATGGCGTAGGCGGTAATACTGATTGGACTGAAGAGAATAGTTTTTTAAGATATAACTTTCAGCCGCAAATTATATTAGAAACATCCGAAAGAGCATTCTATGATTATTTTGTTAGACAAGATATTAAAATAGATTATTTACATATAGATGGCGACCATTCATATGAAGGAGTTAAGAAAGATTTTGAATTATACTCAACTATAATGAGTGAAAATGGACTAATAACAATACACGATACGGATAAAACCTATCACGATACATTGGTAGTTGCAGAAGGAGCTAAGAAAGATTTTGTACCATTTGATGGGCCTGCAAAATTTGTAAATGAATTAAAAAATAATAGTGAATGGGATTTGGTAAATCTAAAAAATTTCCGTAACTTTACATCAAAGGCGACTAGCACTGGCATAGTATTATTGGGAAGAAAAATAAAAAATGAATAAATTAAGATTAGTTACGGTTACCGGAAGTAGAACAACCACTCTATACCATATGTTAAAACATTATGCTCACTTAGTAGATGAGATGTGTGTAGTTGTATATGAATGGGAAGGGAGTAGTACTTATGACGAAGTTTCTAAAATTGTAAATCAATTTGGAAATGCCAAAATCGTTTATAGAGAAATTGCTGAAAAATTTAATTGGGAAAAGGTAACTGAATTATACAATAAAATTAAATCAGAACATCCGAATGATTGGTGGATAATTTCAGATGATGATGAATTTCATGCATACTCAAAACCATTATATGAAATAATATATGATTGCGATATAAATGGATGGGAAATAGTTAGAGGTGGATTCATCGATAGAATTGGTAAAGGTGGTGAATTTTCAGAAATAAATCAAACCGATAATATATTTGAACAATTTCCAATGGCTGGGTTTTTTAGATACCCAATGAGTGAAGCTTGTCCAAATAAAATATGTTTGGTAAAAGGATATATTGAAATTACACCGGGTCAACATTACGCCAAAGTAAATGAACATACGACTTGGAGATGGCAAGGTTGGAATCATCCACTAATTGCTCCAATTGATAAATACAATGTGCAAGTTCATCATTTCAAGTGGGATAGTACCGCTGGGCAAAGAATTAGAGATGTTGCAAATATAAATAAAGAATATTCGTATTCAGAAGAATATAGGATAATGTATAGGCAGTTAGCAAAATGTAGATTTAAAATAGATGTAGATAATGCTGATTATATGTTTGAATATTGTCCTACTTCCAATTACGAAAACTATGAAAATTGGAAAAAATTATTTAAAAAAATACTATCAATATAGTTTGGTAATGTAAAATATATTTAGTATATTACATAAAATACATAAATTATGACTTCAAAGAAAGAAATAACCAATGCGGTTACACCCACGTTAGAACAAACTTCACCATTAAATACTGAAATGTTTGTGTTAGAACAAAAAAAAGTTAAAGCATTAGAAAAGATTGCCAACTCATTAGATGCTCTTACAGTATGGTTTGAAGAAATTGAAAAAGATGA